TGCGAGATAAGCCATAAGCCGAGTTCTGTATTCAAACAAAGTTGTACTTTTCTTTAATTTATCATAATTATCTTTAATTTAACATACCTTAATTTCTCATAAAATCTAACTTCCTTAAATTTAATTCAAAATAGTTATAAATAGTTAAAATTAATTAATTATTTCTGAAATGGGCAAAGTGTGGGCAAGCTTTTTTATGAACAAAGACCCAAATCTATGAACTAACCACCGCAATATTTTGTTATATTTTTGTTTTCATTTTATTTATTGTGTTTATTACAGAAAGATATCTAAAAAATAGATGTCTAGTTTCTCCTGGTAATACTTCCACTAATTTATCAAATACTCTCTCCTCTTCATCTTCTAATATTTCCAAAATATAATCTTCATCATTTTCATAATTTTTCTTTGACATCTAATACAGCCTTTCTTAATACAATATTATTTTACATATTAAAGTTGCAACTTATACATTAATAATAACACATATTTCCATCGCTACCAGCGATATTTTAGACAAATATTGCCATTATTTTCTTGGTGTTTTCTGTTGCTTTTTGTATGTTGTTGAATTAAATTTAATATATGATACCATATGTAAGAATTAGAGAAGTTCGCCTAGAAAAGAAACTATCTCAGACTCAATTAGCTAAAAAAGCTGGTATATCTCAAAGTTACCTTAGTGAATTAGAAAGTAATAAGAAAAGTCCAACTCTTAGGCAACTATGCAAAATTGCTGATGCATTAGGAGTAATGCCTGGTGAATTAGTATATTATGCCCAAAAAGTTCCGAACCGTTCAGAACTTTAATCACATGGTTCCGAACCACCTATATACTTATATATAGGTGATATAATATGATTAGCAAAAAAAATACTAAAGTTACTACAATAATTTCAAAGGAATTACACAAGAAACTGGCTGAGGAAGCAGCATATGAAGATAGGTCTGTAAGCAGTATGATTGCAAAAATTTTAAAGGATCATTACAACATAAAAGATGAAGATTAAAAGGATCAAGATTTAATTATCATGATCCTTTTAACTTATTATTCAAACGATCTAAATATACCAACAAGCTTTCCTAAGATCTTACACTTATCTATTAGTATTGAATCCATAGTATCATTTTCAGGTTGTAATCGTATATGATCCTTTTCTTTGAAATACCTCTTTATGCTTATGCTGTTATAAATCAAAGTTAATATAATATCACCATTCTTTGCATCGTTGACTTCTTCTATTATAGCTAAATCACTTTTAGCAATTCCTATATTAATCATACTATTATCTGAAACTCTAACCATAAATAATTCTCTATCATGCTTAATATAATCTAAAGGCAATTGAAATGTATCTTCTATGTTTTCAGCTGCAAGTAGTGGAATTCCATCTGTTATCTTGCCTATAATTGGAATACTTATCATCTCTTTAGGAATTATCGAAATCTCTGCTATCTCTAAAGCTCTAGGTTTAGAAGGATCTCTTTTTATCATACCTTTCTTTTCTAACCTTCTTAAATGTCCATGAACAGTTGATGTTGATGATAGGGAAACAGCTTCACAGATTTCTCTTACTGAAGGAGGATAACCTTTATTTTCTGTATAATTCTTTAGAAACTTATATATTTCATTTTGTTTATTCATTACTTCTTCCATTGTTTATCCATCTCTCTTCCGCTATAATTTATATTTTTCGTCATTAAAATAGAATGTATATTCGCAAGAACTATTGTTCGTATATATATTACTACTATTAGATTATTTTGTAAATATAATTGTAAAAAGCTAGAATTTAGTGTTCTAGCTTTTTTATCATTTAAAATTGATTTATTAGATATGCCAATGCATTATTATTAGCTGCTTCGACTTCCTCTTCAGTATTATTATCTATTTTTATTTCTTCATCTTTAATATTATCTAGATTAATATTAAAATCTCTTTTATTTATCTCCTCTTCATCAGGTACTATAGAGTTATTACATGCACTTTCTTTGCACTCATCGGCATTATTGTTTACACTATTTTTACACGTTGTAGCACCGTTAATTACACTATGTTTACCCAATGTTTGCACTACATTTACACTATGTTGTGCTGTTTGTAAATTATTAGTAATTATATATTCATATAGAATGTCTTTTATTGTATCTGATTCGTTATATTGATCAAAGAGAAAGTCATATATAACTTTCTCTTTTGGGTTAGCTTCATTTACTGTAAATACTTTTCTATGACTAGTTTGACATTTACTTCTCTTCTTCTTTTCCATTTGTAATACCCCAGGTTATTTTACTAGCTGCTAAAGCTCCTCTTACATTACTATTAACTGGATCATCTAGTATGAAACAATTTTTAGGTAGCTTTTCTTTTATTATTTTCTCTATTACAGTAGCTCCACCACCTGTCCAACATACATGTTTATAATGTTCAATCTTTAGATATATTTTTATTTCATTTAATATATCATTAGCAAATTCAGCTAATTGTTTTTCTGTTACCTTAATTGTGCCTTCTTTTATAAGTCTTTCTATATCCTCTAAATTGTATTCTTTATCAGAATTTAATTCCCTTATTTTTGAATAGAAATCCATAACACCTATTTTTAGAGTTTTTAATAATTTAGGTTCTCCATTCACCATAGCCACTAAATTAGTTGTTCTTCCGCCTATATCGACTATTATTATAGAGCTTGTCTTATATTCATCACTTAACGCAAAATAACTTATATACCCTTCAGGAAGTACTAATATATCATCTATAAGTACTTTTTTATTTGTCTTTTTAGAATTTTTTACTGTAAACTCAAAATTTTTGCCTTTAAGAGTATTTATATATTTTGTCTTTTCTTTCATTTCTGATATCGGCAGCAACAATGTTAAATTGGTTTTTATATCCTCAATATCATTATGAAGTTTTGATATTGCATAAAGCACTTGAGCTGTATAATCTTTATTAGTCTTTATATATTCAAGACTAAATGTTCCTCTTTCAAAATAAGTGTATTCTCCATTAATTAAAGTATATTTAAATGCATCTGGATAGCTCTCATAATCTCTACTAATATTACTTTTAAAATTTATATTCTTTTCATCTTGATTAATCCCTTTAACATTTAAATTCCCTAAATCTATTATTGATAATAATTTCTTAATTTCTTTGCTCATGATCCATGCTCCTTCTATTTTATAAATTTAGTTACTGGTTTATCACAAATAGCTATAATTAATATAATCATTAATCCAATTAACATTGTAATAATTCCGTAAACAATTATCCAAAATCCCCAGGTAATTAAAACCTCTCCAGCTGCTATTAATTCATCTGGTGTTGGTATTCTCATTTTTAATTCCTCCTTGATTTTAGGAGCAACTTAAGCTATACTTTATTTGTTAGATATGGTGGTAGCTTAGGCTGCTGCCTTTTTTATTTAGTAATGCTACAATGTCCGTTCGTACTTACTTGAATACCTTCTTGTGTTAATACAAGCCCATTTCTTCCAGTATCAAAGTGCCTTATTATATTAAATCCTATTGATTTTAAATACTCAGCCATTCTTTTTCCATCTAAATCATAATGAATATTATCAGTATTTATAAAAAACCCATTTTCTTTTTTGGCTTTTTCTATTATTTGTTCCTTGGTTAATTTATTTACTATCAATTTATAATCACCCTTTCTATGCATAGTTTATTTTTTCAATACAATCTCATTTAATCTTTTGGCTATTATTTTCACATCCCCAATTTTAATAAGTTCATTAATTTTAAATTGCAAAAGATATCTTTCATTTATAGCTAGAGAATATACTGGCTCAATATCTCCTGATTCTTCCCACTTAACTTCTTTCATTTCAGCAAATAAACTTGTTATGCAAGTATCTTTATTTTCCCTTATCTCATCTGCAACCTCATCAATAATTCTACGAGCTTCATATTTGTAACTATCTTCGTAATTGTCCCCTAAATTGTCATGCCTACTATAAGCAACAACTATTTTTTCCATTACTTAACACATCCTTTCTAAACTTCCCATCCTAACAATCTTTTTTCTAGTGAATCCCAATCATATTCCCTAGGCTGAAAATTATCAAACTTAGTTTTTGGATTCCATTTCTCTTCACTTGTAAATGCGATTTCAAAAGTTTTCTTTATTTTGTTTATATTATTAATTCCCCATAGCGTATATTTATACAAGTTACCTGCTCCTTTATCTTTTGCATAATTAAATGCTTGAACAACTTTGTCAATTTTATCTTTAGCACCTTTCAATAAGCTCTTAGCCTGCTTTTCTGTAAAACCTAATTTTATTACTTCTTTTTCTTCATCTGTTAACTCAGAAAAATGAACTTGACCATCTAGTGGTGGCTTTCCATCACTATCCACAGGATTATTTAAGAATAAGTATTTTAATAATTTATAAGTATTCTTCTTACCTACTTTGTCTACAGAGATGTATCCTTTTTTAACTAAAGACTTTATAAGCTTAGAAACCTTAGCTTTTCTTTTAGTCTTTAGATCTGCCATTAATATTTCATAAGATGGGTAAGCATAGCCGTAAGCTATGTTGTAATAATCATAGATTAGCTCTAACATATAAGATTCTTCTAAAGATAAGTTTTGATCTTTTTTGATTGCATTTCTAAACTTTAAATAATCTTTAACCATTCGGTTCACCTCTTTTCTATGAATCGATTATAACAAAAGGTCATTATCTTTTCAATACCTTTTAAAGAAAAATATTTATCTTTTCATACTTTTCTTTAAAAGTTCTTTTTTTTATGATATAATTTATTTAATAATTAAATTACGAGGTGGGATTGTTATGGCATTGGCTGATGATTCTAAAAGAACACCTTTTTCTACTAATATCCTTAAAGAATCAAAACAATTAATGGAAGAATTAAAAGATGTTACTGGTCTTCCAATTAGTAAATTAACAGATTTAGCTATTAAGGAATTATATGAGAAAATAAAAACAGATGGTGTTATATTAAAGATAAAATAAAGGTATTAGAAATCTAGTACCTTTATTTTTTTACTTAAAACAGTAAGTAGTATAAACAGATAAGTAATATAGACTTAAGTAATATATGAAGTTCCAAAAGTGAAACTTGTTTGAATTTCTAATTTTGAAACTAATATTTTATTATTAAGTTACGATTATAGAACTTAATACAAGTTTCAATTTTAGAACAAAAAAGCAAAGGGTATAGAATGCAACTTTCTATACCCTTAAAACATTAATACAATTATTATATTTTGAATATATTGATATTACTAACCACAAAAAAGATAGTATTAATTTCACCTCAATACTATCTCTTCTTAATTATAGCTTTTTACCACCGTATTATTTTTTTAATTTAAATATCCTTACTAAGTTGCAAACTCTATTGGACTAACGAATCAACTTGAACTGTATATTTTGCTGCTTTACCGAATTTTCCTGTTGCCATAGCACTATATGTTTTAGTTGCACCAGCTGGCAGTTTATTCATTGATCCTGTAGCTGTACCAATTAGCTTATTATCTGCATCATAAAAACCAACTACAATAGTAAAAGAATGCTCTTTACTATCATCATTTTTAACTTCTCCATCTATCATTGTAATTCCAGAATTTTCTTTGGCTACTAAATTTGAAAATGTAATTTTAGGAGTATCCTTTTGTTTTGATGATTGAACCATTGTATCCACTTCTACTTTATAACTATCTGAGTTGCTATAATCTGCAGTTCCCATTGCTGAGAATATTTTTGTTTCTGTAGGTTGTAACTCATTTACACTTCCAACTGCTGTCCCAAGAAGTTTTTTATCTTTATCATAGAAACTTACTTTAATAGTAAAAGTATGTTTTTGACCATCATTGCTTTTCGCTTCACCATTTACCACAGTGATTCCACTATTTGATGTAATAAGTATATTTGAAAAGCTAATAGCATCTTCTTTTTTTACCTCAGAAGATTTTGTATCATTTTCGTTTGTTGAATTCGCTGTAGCAGTTTTGGTAGTTCCACTTGTACTACCACCATTTCCACTCATTGCCTTGCCTAATCCACTTAAAATAATTAGAACTAAAATACCAGTTAATATTTTATGCTTTCCAAAGAAATTTCTTTGATCCTTACCACAATTAGGACATATTTTTGCTCCTTTTGCAATTTCTTTTCCACATGCTTTACAGTTAATCATTTTTGACATTAGATTTCCCCCTATTATTCAAAAGTTATACATTAATTGTATAATAATAGAAAGTTTTGTCAATGCCGACAATAAAACATAATTTTTCTGCATTTAGATATAGTATTAAAGTCATACTTATGTCCTTCCGTTTCATGCTTATATTCTTTATATACGATCTCTTTTTATGCAAAAAATAAAGGGTACAGGAATTTTAACTTCCCATACCCTTGATATTTCTAATAAAAATTATATTATTTTATCCATGCTCCGCTCGAGTCTACCGCATATCCATCTGGTGTAGTGCAATCCACATATAATGCTCCATGTATATCAAAGCAATAACATTCTCCATCTATCCACTTCCAGCAATCCTTAACCATTTTACAGTTTTGATCTAGATAATACCACTTTCCATTATCCTTGATCCAGGTATCAATTCTTGCATATCCATCTGAATCAAATGAGTACCACTCACCCTCTATATTCTCCCAGGAATCTTTATAATAGTATTTTTGTTCAACGTTGGTGCAATACCACCACCCTGTTGAATTCTTATTCCAGCCAAGTTTCCACTCACTATCAGCAACTTCGCCAGTCATTCCTTCTACTATTGCATTCGCAAATCTTTCTGCATTAAATCTATCACAATCTCCTTGATTTGTAACAAAACCACATTCTATTAACATTGCAGGAGCATTTGTATTTCTTAATACATAATAATTAGCAGATATTAAACCTCTGTTATAATATCCACATTGTTCAGCTACCTTGTTAATAATATTAATTGCCATTACTTTTGCACTAGAATTTTGAGTTGTATAAATACTTACTCCGTTACTATTGGGATTATCAAATGAATCCATGTGTATTGACAAGAAGTAATCCAACGTTTGTGCATTTGCCAATGCTACTCTATTTGCTAACTCATTTACATTTACATCATAAGTACAATTTACAACTGTATGACCCAATGATCTTAATTTAGATATAACTAAATTTCCTATTGCTCTATTACCATCTGTTTCGCTCATTATTCCAAAAGCACCGCAATTAAATGGATGCCCCATATCTATTCCTATTATCATTTTTCTATCCCTTTCTTTCATAAAAATTTAAAATGATAAATTAAAGAATAGCTCTATATCTAGAGTTTAAGCTTTAATTTATCATTCATTTTACCTGGTTAATTTTTTGATAAAATATTATGCTTGTACATTTGTTTTGGCTGCTGTTGATTGAATTTGTGCTAGTGTATTTTTAAGTTCAGTATTCTCTGCAGTTAATGTAATATTGGTTGCCTGAAGTTGTTTTAATAAATCAGAATTACTAATTACTGCTTCTTTACCTGCATTTACTTCACCAGCGATTGATTGACGTAATTCTGTCACATCATCTTGTGTAAGTTCAGGGAATTTAGCTAATAATGCTTTATCAAAAGCTTCAGCTTTAGATTGTACTTTTTCCTCTACAGTCTTAGAAATCCTCCACTCTTCATCAATCTTATTCCAAAGAGCTTTTCCAAAAGTAGTATAACTTTTATATTTTAATAATTTTTCCTCTACACCACTTTTATTAAGTCTACTTTCTAATACCTTTGCGATTAATACTAAAATTGTTTTTATCATTTTTACATTCCACCTTTTTTTATATTTTTTATATAGCAAAAGAACAACTTTAAAGATTGTTCTTTCATTACTCTTTTTCTTCACTTTTTCTTTTTAATATATCCACTGCATTAGTTACTGCTTCAGGCATCTTTATGCCCATAAGTCCTAAATTTTCTACTATACTTAATACTTCATTGGTCATAAATCCTATTATTGCTGCATTTCTTAAAAATCCATTTGAATTTACAACTATGTCTATTTGTACAACAACAATGATCATCAAATATATAGATATTTTTTTGACTAACCCAATAAATCCAGCTTTACTTTCAGCTCCACCTGTTGGTGTTTTAGGACTATTTTTAAATATAACTGCTACAGCTCCACCTGTGAAATAGTCTATTATACTGCAAATAATTAATGCATAAATAAGTTTATCCCATCCACCAAATAAATTTCCTAATACTCCGCCTGCAATGCATACCGTCCCATAAAAACCACCTTTAATTACATTTGCCTTTTCCATACTATTGCTACCTTCTTTCTATTTTCTTCTTTTTCTAATGATATAAATTACAACTCCAATTACCAGGATAATTACACACAATGTTATTACATCTGGAATTATAGATCTAACTCCCGTATAAGCTGGAGCAACAACATTTGAATTATCTACAACATACGTTCTATGATCTGGTGTTAATGCTCTATATAACCAATAATTACTCCATAAATCACTAACACCATTTGATGTATTGTAGTAATAATTATTACTTACTGAGTGTGAACTATAAGAGCGTGGTATATTATTTAATGCTTTTGAGCTAGTATCAACCGATTTTGTTGAATTAGTAGTTGTACTTGATTTTGATGTTGAATTATTTACTGAAGAACCACTCTCACTAGAGTTGCTAGAACTAGAACTCTTTGAGCTGCCGCTAAAACTTCCAGTTTTGAATCCACTCCCACTGGTTCTTGATACTGATGAGCTGCTACGACTTGATGAACTTATAGAAGTTGAACCCTTGGCAAATGCTGATTCTCCACTTATAAAAGCAAAAATCATAATTGTAATTACAAATAAATTTAATTTTTTAAGTTTTTTCAATGCTAAAACCTTCTTTCAAAAATGTCCAATAAAAAAACACCTTATTGGTGTTAATCTATTACATTAAATATTTATTTTTCTACATTAATTAATCCACACGTCACCTGCCTTATTTAAATTTTATGCTCCTGTTGTTGTACTTGTTTTTTCAGCTGCTACACTTTCAATTATTGCAGCTTTTTCGGTGTCGTTAATCCACCCCTTACTTACTGCAACTCCTAATTGTGCATCAGTTAATTTTTCTTGTTGATATAAATATAATAATCTTTCATACATGATGAATCCCTCCTATAAATTGCTTTGTATTAAAGTATCAATTTGCATTTGCATATTTAAATTATCTAAAATAAGCTTGCTAATTAAATCGTCCTGGTTTTCCATTTTAATCACGTTTCCACTAGCTGCATCTATTTCTTCTTGCGTTGCGGTTTCTATCCATGTAGTGCCATCCCATTTAGGATTTTTCATTGCATTTGCTTTACTCCAATCGTTTTTTACAATGTTTTCTCCATTTTTTAAAATATAACCCTGTGGAGTATTATCACTATTTAATACAATAAAAGCTATTTTATAACCTTTTTCATCTATAACTATTCCAAAATTTGTTTCCATAATAAATCCTCCATTAATTAGTAAAATAACAAAATGAACCAGATATACTGGAACATGATGTACTTGGTGTAATATAAATAACATTGCTGTATGCTATAGAACCTCCAACCATTGCATTAGATGAATTTGATAATACAAAATTCAAATTCACAGCAGTTTCGTAACCGCTTGGAAGAGTTGCTAATTGTATTTGTGTTCCTGCCGCAAAATTACTTCCATCTGTTTTCTTTACACAAATTTCGCACAAAATCATCTTTCCGCATTTAATAAGTTTACATTTCCAATTTATATCCGAATTTGTATATCCACTATTCAATGGTAAATCAATTATTGTGGTATCAATTGTAGCTATTTGCGACCAAGATGACCAAGTCCCTCCTAATTTAGCACGTTGAAAAATGTTATTTGACCTAACATCAAAAATTATTTGTCTTTGCCAATCTCCGTTGCCATCCCAAGGTGCTAATACATAAAAATCGTTATCCGTTGCATATCCACTAGGTAATGTCCCAGTACAATGCCAACCATGTTGAAAACCATTGACTATGGCTGTATCTAAATTTAAACCACTTATTCCCCCCATAGTATTTGCTTGTGGGAAGAAATCTGTAGAATGTTTATTGTCTAGCATGTCTGCATTTAAGTTAGTTTGTAAGACACCATCTTTATTAGCCTTAGATGAATTAATTGTATCTAAACTTGCTTGTAATCCATCTATATTGGATACGACATGATTATGGCTATCATCTTCTATCGTAGCAGTTATAGAAACATTTGCAGAACCATCAATTGTCGCAGAACCAGTAACATCTCCTGTAAGCGACAATGTTCTAGCTGTTTGCCACTTTGTCGCTGTTCCTGCATTTCCACTTACACTTGTTTTATTCGATACTGCTGTAGTTACAAAAGCAGTATTAGCAGCCTTAGTACTGTTATCTGTTGAGGCTTGTGTAGGTACCGTTGGTGCTCCAGTAAACGCTGGAGAATCTAACGGAGCTTTAAGTGGTAAAGCTGTATTAATATCTTTTAGTTTTGTATCTATAATGTCAGCATTACCATTAAAATCGTCTATATTTACAACATCAGTTCCTTCTGGTTTCTTCAATCCATAATTTGGTGTTGTTAACATCTATCATCATCCTTTCTATTCATAAACTTTTAAATCATTCCAAGTCTTTAATTTTGCATTATTACAGGTTAATTTATTTTCTTTTAATACATTCCAAACAGTGTAAGTATATTTAATCGTATATCCTAAATGTGCAGGTTTGATATTTTCCAACATATCTTTGAATAGCTGCATGTTTTTAGGTATGCCCTTTACCCCTACAAATTGAACTACAAAAGCATAATTAGGATTATCTTGTATTATGTTTACTTCTCCACCTGAAAAAGATTCTGCTACATTTTTGATCATTGCTTTTGTTGTAGTTCCTTTTCCTCTTTTCTTTGCATTTAAAACATTTCTTCTATCTTCATAACTCATGGTAAGGTTAGTTTCAATTCCATATTCATTTTCCCAATAAACTAATCCCCAAGTTGCTGTATCTATACAAAGTTGGTCACTGACGTCGCTTATTCTATAATTTAACCTTCCAATCTCTAAAGAATTAGAATTTTCTATTTGGTTCATCACCTTAGAAGTAATATAGTAGTCTGGCATATACTTCATAAGATCTGGAGATATTAGTTTTATATCATCTATATTATCTGATTCATTTATTCCATATGTGCTAGTTCCATATGAATTTATTCCATACATACTATACCCCCTTTAAATCATTCCAAGTTAATCCTGTTTTTAATGTAGTAGTTATAGAAACATTAGCAGAACCGTCAAAAGACACATTTCCAAGAACATCTCCTGTAAGTGAAATAACTCTAGCCGACTGCAATTTAGTAGCTGTTGCTGCATTTCCACTAATAGATGATGAAGCTGTTATAAAACCACTATCATTTGTTATTTGAGATGTTGCTGTCGCATCTAATCTCCTCCATGCTGACCAAGTACCATTAATTTTGGTTCTTACATAAGTACCATCATTATTATAATTTATACCTATTTGAGAAATCCAAGATCCTGTATCATGCCCTACTACAATTAAATAAGTCCATGTATGACTTCCAGGACATCTATTAGTACAATTGTTACCTCTATAAAAACCAGTATTAACAATATTATTACAATCTTGAGATGATATATCTATTGCAATACCACCTAATCCAAAAGGTGCAGTAACTAATTCAGTTCTAACATTAGATAAATCCTTTTTTCTCATATACCCATCACCAGTATCATATATATACTGAGCTGCATTGCTATTTTCAGAACCTCTATTGCTGTTAAACCAGGTATTTTGTATATATCCGTTACTATCTCTAATTACAGCAGTATTAGCAGAACCTGCAGTTTGTGAAGCATGAAATCCATCTACCATATCTGCATTACCACCATTCGCTGGCAAAGAAGTTGGCTTATTAGTAAAGTTATTATAATTTAAGTAATAATCAGCAGTTTGGCTATTTAATTTAAGTGAATTATCAACGCTTCCACCACTTGTAACAGTTGCTTTTACTTCATTTATTGCACCTTTTAAAGTAGCAGCCACTGTATTTAAAGTTTCAGATCCAACTATATTATTTATTTCTGTCTCTGTGTAATACCTATCATCATGTACATGAACTTTTGGAGCTTGATTATTAACACCTGAACTATCTAATGTTGCTACTCCATTAGCTGCTCCCATTTCACTTCTTTTTACTTGAGCATCGTTAGTTAAATTACTAAGTCCTATTTGACTTGCTGTTGTAGAATGTGGATTGCTTGTATTACCAGTATGATTATTCAAAGTCGTTAAATTGGCACTTATTTGTGCTTGCAGCTTTCCAAGTGCCGACAAAACTGTATCGGTTGCAGCAATTACCGAATTTGTTGCGGTGCTTAATCCTGTTAATACTGCAGCTCTAACTGCAGTTAAAAAATCAGTAATAGTTGAACTTGTATGATTGTGACTATCATCTGCTATAACTGTTGTTATATTTGCATTTGCTGATCCATCAACACTTGCTGTTCCTGAAACGTCACCAGTCAATGAAATTGTTCTTGCTGTTACCCACTTACTTGCACTTACAGCATTAGCTGTAGAATCTAGTTTATTACTTACTGTATTCCATAAAGTCCTTTCAGCACTTGTTATATGTTTTACTGCATCACTTATATGAGTGTAAGCAGCATTCCAGTTGTCAATTAAAGCCTGAGTAATAATATCAATTATAGATTTATTACCATGAGTATGCTTCTTGCTATTCATATCATCATGGTCGATTTTATCTTGTTTGCTCATCTTACCATCAACACTTGATGAAGCTAAAGGAATAGAATTAGCTGAAATTGGAATCCATGCAGCTCCGTCATATCTATAAGTAATGTCTGTATCTTTAGTATTAGCCGTCCATCCATCTGCTGCAGTTGGATAAGTTGTAGCTAAATCACTAAAAGTTGATACAGATTCTTTCCAATCTAAACTAGTGACTAAAGCACTTAATTTATTATCAACTTCATTCTTTGTATACTTATCATTCCAAATTGGAGTATTTGCATTAATTGTACCTGTTAAAGTATTTTCTGCAGCTTTTGCCCTTGTGATTTCTGAATTAAGATTATTAGTCAATGTACTTTCTGCATTGGTCGCTCTCGTTATTTCTGAATTGAGATTAGCTGTCAAAGTACTTTCAGCCGATTTAGCTCTATTTGTTTCTGTGGTAAGATTACTGGTCAAAGTATTCTCTACACCTTTAGCTCTTGTTATCTCTGAATTTAAATTATTAGCTAAAGCAGCTTCTGAATTTTCTGCTCTGTTTATTTCATCATTAAGACTATTTTGAGTATCAATAATAGTATCTTGTATGTAATTAACATCATCTGCTTCGACTGTATCGCCCTGTGTTTCATAACTTACATATACTGGTGTTGTTGATGAAAATATCTTAATGACTGTTTTCCAAGGTGCTAAAGATGGAGTAGATGGAAAATAGGTCTCTATTTTATTTCCTGTTAATTTGCTTCCCGTATATACGTTTAAAGTTTTCAAATTTATGTTATCATGCTCTAGCTCGGCTTCATAAACTCCATTAACTACTGTTATTTCTTCTTCGATAACATAAGTATTATTTTCAAGCTTATTTAATTTTTTTGTAAACTTACTTATATTCATCTACATCACTCCTAATTGCACTGTTCCTACAACTGCTATCTCCGTATCTAGCAAATTAACATTGGCTGCTAAATTATTTATCTTTAAATCTGAGTGATCTAACACACCATCTGTATTGAATAATATATCTCCTACCTTAGCTATACTTATATATGAAGTATCAAACGAAACACTTTGCAAATATTCTATTAACGACGTTTTAAATGCTTCCTGTATAGTACCCAGATTTAAGCCATTTACTATGCTAACATTTGCAGTTACATTTATTGATTTCTCGACCGCAGAAACAACTGTTACAGTTGCTCCAATAGGTGCTTGCCCTTCTCCTTCTCCATCAACAGGGTCAATATAATTTTTTACGCTATTTACCAGTGCTTGATCTGCTCCAGTCTTATTAGAATTTATAATAACTATCTTTACAGTTCCATTCCCGTTCCATAATGGTAAAACTCTCGCATTTCCGACTCCTGTTACTTCTAATGCCCAATTCCTATAATGATATTTGTTCCCAGACGTTGAAGGAGTTTGAATTTTAGCATAATATCTTTTTCTTAATTCATCATCTGATTCCTCATTATACCCATTTGAAATAGCTTCTTTATTGGTTACCGTTTGAAGTCCCGCAAGTGTTTTAGGAAAATATTTGATAGCTCCAGCTGGTACATTTCCTATACTTCCATACTTTTCACATTCAACTTTTATTTCTATTGTTTTTGATTGTGGAATAACAGCATCTTCTGTAAAAACAAAATTTACATTATCACTTGCAACTTTTTCGCCTTTAACAATTGGAGCTCCTTCTATTCCTGTGATAGTAACTGTACTATATGATTTAGTTGTTAATTTTCTATATATCCCCTCATTCTTTACTACTCTTTCAAGATCTTTTCCATTTGCTTTATCAGCAAATCTTTTATCTAACATACCATCAATTCGCACATAGGCACTCTCTAACTCAATTGCAACAGGTTTTTCTGCATCATACATAACTTCGCCTTCACTCTTGTTATATTCGTCGCTTATATTACTTAATAGTCTGGCTTGTATCACATCTCTACTATCACTCATTTTTTATCTCACCACACTTTCAGTATTTGTTCCATAAATACTTATTACATCAAATTCACAATTCAGAAGGCTTTTATCTCTTATAAACTTAAAATTATTTACTGCCTTAATGTCTGAGTTTTTTAATAAAGCCTCTGTAACAATTGTTTGGACTTGTGCTTGTATATAAACAATTGGATGATTGCTAGTTATGATTTCCAATAAAGCTGCTCCATATTTATCAACATTATCTGTATTGTAAATTTTGTACTTATTCTGTTCTGTTTTTAATGTCTTTTGTATCCACTGTTTTAATGCAGCGTAACCAGTTAATGTCTCAACTTTGCCATCTTTAACTATAAAATCCCCTGTTTCAAAATCGAAAGCTGGGGATTTACCTTTACTATTTATTGAGTTTGCATTATTTAATTTAGTTATATCACTTATAGTTTCTTGACTTGGAAACAAACAACATCACCTCATTTCTATATCTTATCAAAGGCTATGAAATATTTATTATTTAATGGGAAACATAATATTTCATCATTTTCATTTAAATCTCTTTTAATAGAAAAAGTCTGTGATTCTCCATTAACAATAATTGTCCCAGTCATTGTTTTAAGAGTTTCACAAACTTTTAAATTCTGCCCTTCTGTAAAATATGCTGCCCCATTATTTATTGAAATTTTTATTGGATCTAAAGTAACAACTTTTCCAATTAAAAAATTTGGTGGAGCAATATTCTCTCTGTCCTTAAACATTTTAGGGAGTCCTACTCTATAATCATTCATAAATTTTATTCACCTACCATGTAATAGTAATATTAACTTTATGCAAGCCTTTGTTTAGTGTGTGCTGTGCATTTTTTATTTTATAATATGCATTTAATCTATTGCCTGCATGTATATAAATTAAGCGGTTAGCTTTAATTGTATCGCCACCGCTTACTGCAACCACTTCAAAAGTAGATTGATAAGAAACTTTATTATTTTCTAATAATGCATTATTTGCAATATTCTGTGCTTGTGCAATGTTCTTATCATCTACTGTTTGTACATCACTTAAAACACCATAAAACCATTGTTGACTTGTATCTTCTGCTGTAGCTTGAATCACCGTGCTATCATTGCTGCCACTTATTACAGTTATACTGTTTTTCATATTTTCCATAGACATTTCTATACTAATATCTTTAGGCAATATAATTGTTGGAGATATCTTCATATCAGCAATATTATAAATATAAAGAATATTCCCTTGAATCTCCTTGAAATAAGTCGTTCCTTGATCTATCGAAGCTTGCTTTAAAATATCATCAATAATATCACTTCTAGTTGTGTTTGTGTAATACTGATCAATAACTGTTGGAATATCATCAATATTTACTGTTAAATATGATTCACTTGCAAGAGATCTTATAGCCTCACTTGCTGTGATTTTATTAAATTGTTTTATAGGTATTTTGCTATTCTTAAGATAAAAACTATAATCTTGACAAGTATAGCTCCATGTCCATCTTTTTTGCGTTGGTTTTAATGCAATTCCCCTGAAAATTTCAGAATCATTATTGAAAAGTTGTACTACATTTCCAGTTGCTATTTCTTTGATACTGTCAAAGCTTAATTGGGTTCCCAAGCTGTCAGAATCATTGTTCCATGATATTGTATTGCTACAATTAATTATATCAGTATTATTAACAATTAATTTATACATAGTATGACCTCCTATTGAATCCAGGCACCATCACTTCCAACCCAATATCCATCTGGAGTATACGAACTTACATACATCCCACCTTGATCACCTAGATAATAAGATTTTCCATCTACAGTAACCCATTCATTACGTGCCATTTTACAATCATCTTTAAGATAATACCAATAGCCACCATCCTGAATCCAAACAGACTGCCTTGCATAACCTTGTGGATCAAATGAATACCACTCATTATCAATCAATTGCCAAGAATCTTTATAGTAGTTACCCGATGCATCAGTGTAATAATACCATCCTGTGGTATCTTGTCCCCATCCTACTTGATAAGTTTTTGGAATTGTTGTTTCATATGCTCTCCATTGTTTAACTGATAAAGAATATTTATAATCTCCACATTTCATTATTGAATGTTCAAATTTTTCAATGCTAAATGTATCATTCACATAATAACCATCTCCTGTATTAATAACTAATCTAATAGGTTCTGTATTAGTTTTAGCATTTTCAATTAAATCAATTATTTCTTTACCATTAACTTTACTTTTGCAAAAATAATATCTATTTGCATCTCGTGGCAGCCAATCATCCCAAGAAGATTGAATTAATCCTTTCTTTTCTATAAAATTATACGGTATGTCCCAATACGTCTCAAATTCTTCATTTTTGCTCTCACTAGGAAAAGAAGGTAATTCGGGTGGAATTGTTGGAAATTGTAATACTTTTGTTCTTGCATAATCACTTATATAAATATTATAATTACTCATTAATTAACCTTCCTTTCTATTAAACATTAACCATACCTAATTGAATCTGATTGTAAATATGTTGTCCTACTTGATCTGCAAATTCTTCATTGCCTACCATATTCCCTTGAACTGTTAGATATACATGTATTCCACTATTACCGCTTCCATTCAAAATTTTATTTGTTTGACTATTTGTATAAACTTTACTTCCACCTGGCAAGTCAATTAATTCTGGACCATATTCACCAGCTACTGTTAAACCTCCACTAGAATATGGAGTACCAGTTGCTTTATATTGCCATGGATTAAACGGTACTTGATCAGCATTAGATGTATCTGTATTAGAAACATTTTCATTAATATTAACTGTTTTATCTTCTAAAGTTGTATTGTTCCATTTATCAAGCCAACTAGTTAACCAATCCCACGCACCTTTTATTGCGTTGGTTATATCATCCCAATGCGTGATGCATTCCATTATAGCTGTACCTAATGGATTTATAGCAAAACTTATAAATTTCAAGATTGGGTTATTATCAATAACGTCCCAAACACTTTTTATCCAGTTCCAAATATCTTGCCAGTGTGTAACCAATTCATAAATTGCTAATCCAAGCAGTCCAATTACAGTTATAACAACTCCTATAGGGTTAGCATCCATTGCAACATTTAATGCCCATTGTATAGCCTCCCATGCACTAGTCGCATTTACAACTCCCCATATTACTAATTCTATAGTTTCATATATCGAAGTGGTAGCTCCAACTATAACTGTCCAAGTTTCAATAGCCATTAATGCTAATTTATACGATCCTAATGCTCCAACTATAGTTATTATAATTGGTTCAATTTCAGTCCAATTATCATTTATATAATTAACCGTATCTGTTGCCTTATCAATTATATCTTTAATTGCATCCGCTACCGAATTCCAATTATCTGGTTTAACAGAATCAAAAGCTGGTTGGACACTATTCCATACTGTAGTTGCTAAATCAGAAATTGAGCTTCCTAAGTTTTGAACTGCTGGCAGATCTGTATCAATAATATTACTTGCGACACTTAAAAAGTTATCAGTTACACTAGAAATAGTTTGTTTTATGCTTGGAATTTCGTCCTTAAACCAATTTGCGAAATCATTTAAACGAGGTAATACAGCATCTGAAATTGGAATTAATACGCTTGTTTGGATATTACGTTTAATCCCTTCAAATGCACTTCCAACATCACTATACTTAATTTTATTTATTTGTGCTAATGCATCATAAGTATTACTTATTTCTCCATCAACATTTCCTAAACTTTCAATTACGTTTATACCTAAATCTTCAAATTGTGTACCAAATAATTCAACACCTATTTGACTTTGTTTTAAAGGATCTTTTATATTGGCTAAAGCTGTAATAACGTCCTCAAAAGAATTTTTCGCACTATCTCCACCTAAAGCAAATTTAGCTGCTAAATCATCTGCATTAAATCCAAGTTGAGTAAAACCATCTTGAGTTGTTTTACTTCCATCTACTGCTCTAATTGAAAACTCTTTTACTGCATCACCGACTTTATCCAAATTAAATGCACCTTCTTGTGAACCAGCTGAGAAAACATTAAACATATCTTCCGCATTTAATCCAAGTTTTTTAAATTGTACACTATATTCATCAATAGAATCTAACATTTCTCCGCTAAAATCTAATCCGGATTGTTTCCCTTGAGAAATTAAATTAAATGCTTCATCACCATTTATTCCAAATTGTTTCATTAACATAGATGCTGATCTAACAGATTCACCCACATCATATCCAAAAGTATCCCTTAGTGCTATTGCATTTTCAGTTAACCCCTTTAAATCATCACCAGTATAACCTGTTTGCTGTCCAACCTCCTTAAGAGACTCACCAATATCATCAAAATTTTCTCCAAAGTTATCATTATAAATGTCTAGCATGATATTCTTCATTCTATCCATTCCAGTTTCAGCAAGTCCACTAGATGCCATAACTCCATTTAATGACTTTTGCAACTCATTTCCGAAAGTAACCGTTTCAACTATGCTATCTTTCATACTCTCCCAAATATCCATTCCTGCACCGAATCCAATACCATGTAACATAGATTCTTTAATGGTACTAAATGCATCAGAAACTGTTTTCTTCATGCTTATAGCCTGATTTTCTGTTTGCTGCATACCTCCTTTAAAGGATTGTGTATTCTGGGCAACATTTTTGATCGTGTCACTAAAGTTATCTCTTAGATTTAATATTGTATCTATAACTTTACTTGCCATTTATTTTGTCACCTCTCTATTTTAGGGTTTTATTGGTTTAGTATTCATTAATTCATTTTTATAAGAAACATATTCTTTTAAAAGTTCTTTTTCAGTTGCTGTTAGATTCCATAAGTACTCGAGGGAATGACCGCATTCAAAGAAATAGCAGATCCAAAATAATGATCCAATATCTCCATTGCCATCCCCTCTTATTAGTTTTTTATTGATTTTCTAATTGTTTTTTCAATGTTGAACTTTTTTAAAATCAAGTTTGCTATATCAACTACATTTTCAACTCCAAAAATTTTAATAGCTGTATCTAATGGATCTTTTACTTCATGTGCCTCTTGCAAGCTAGTATTTTGCAAATATGGGCATGTAAAATATATAAATTCTGCTGCTGATTCACTTAAGCTTTTGAGATCTGTACCCATAATTAAACCATCTTTGTTGAATTTGATTGCATTTCCTTGTGCATTTAAATAATCTAAAATTTGATCATTATTTGGTCTTCTAAATGGAACACTTCCCCAACCTGGTATATCAATTTTTTCTTCATTCTTTTGTTTTCCTGACCTATCTATTGACTTGTTTAAAAAATCTTCAAAACTCATTTCATTTATTTCTTTTTTTTCATCTTTCTTATTCATATAAACTCCTCCAAAATTTAAAATTTAAAGGGAGTGTCGCAAAATGATTAAATTTTAATCAGGAGCGATGCTCCTTTTCGGT